CGTCCTTGTAATACATCTGGAAGATGGAATCGTTGACACGACCCACGTTGTATATGTCCTGATCGGTGGAATAGTTGCTGTACGCATACACTACAGCGTTGTAATCAAAAAACTTCTGCTGGCCGCCTCCGTTTTCATACTGAATCACACCGTTCCTAGCGAACTTCTTGCCTGGAATCCACATCTTTACGATTCTAGTAGCACGAGACAGCAGAGCTGTGGCATCAATACCGGCTACAACACCTGGATTGACTGGTCCGATATTTGTAGAATCAGAGCCACGATTGGGCGCTGTGAGCTTCACCCACTTTTGTCCAATAATCGTATACCTCTCATGATTGAAAGTGTCGAGCATCTTATTGCCAGACTGTCCCATAAACATTGTTGCACGGGTAGGTGTATCACCGCGAGCAGACTTGATAACCATGATACGGAATGTTACATCCGAATACCGCTCATTGAGCTCGAGCATGAGCTTCATACTAACACCACGGAGGTTGATCTTATCGCCCACACGATTTTGAGTCTGTGTGGTCTCTGGGTCGTAAGTACCTTGCGATGTGTACAACACACTGCTATTAATATTGATAAAATTGTTGTGTTGGATTTGTACGCCATCCGTATTGCTGACAACGGATGTCTTGGTCTCGATATTGCGATTGAGAGCCGCAGCGATCATCTTCTTGACCGTTGGCTTGGCCACCTTTTTCTTCGAAGACTTGACCTTTTTGCTGAACTTCTGCCTTCTCCTCGGATTCCGAGTATTCTTCGTATACCCCATTACAACAAGTGATATAACACTTTATTACGAACTTCAGAAGGTACTGAATTTTTAGTCTGTCAGGGTCGGGACTAACTCGTAGTCTACTACGCTCCAAAAAATCCACCTGTCCGGTGAGAGATGAGACATCTTGGGAAACTTGTTCGTAAATACTATGATGTTCGGTTCGGGTATGTACTTGAAGGTACCCTTGTACCTCTTGTCATACAACTGTCCATCCTTGAGGGATTCGATACCCGCATATAGCCCCGCTAGACGATCTTTGGGCATAGCCCTTGGAAGATCGATCAAATACAGCTTGCTCGGTGGCTGACACATCACAAACTGCACAATGTCCTCTGTTACAGTCATTGGGGGGACAGGCTGTCCATATCCATGAAACCAGCAATACTTGCAGAACGCTCCCTTTCCCACATTTCCACCGACATCGACTACAATGTGGATCTTGCGGTTTTCATAGGCATCCACTTGCCAAAGCAGTGAATTTTGCCACGGACGGAGTCCTTCTGTGTGCATGAGCTCTACCGTAGGCAGTGTAGGCTTCGGGGCTTCATCCTTGTCGGTCCATGGGCCCTCCACTCGGGTATCTTCCTTCATGACGTAAAATGGTGCTCCCTTGCATGCGTTGCTTGAGGTAGGTGAGACATGAAATCCTTCGATTTCCTTGTCCCTGAGGATGGCGACGAACATGTTCTGGGTCTTCTTCTTGACTAGACTGATGCGGCATTGGTAATGCCTATAACCGGTCGTTCCTCCGGCTTCTAATTGGAATGCCCATTTTTTCGCTATGGCTTCAAAGGCCTCCTGCACGACATCCTTGCTGTTGTGCTCGGCCGAGATCGTGATATCCCACACGGAACACTCTCCGGGCATCCTGGGCGCTCCGCGCGGGGCCTGGCGGCCTGCCTTTTCTGGCGGACGTGCGTCCTGTAACACTGAGAAAAGGCTTGTACTTGATCTCCATTCCTCTTTTAATTTTAACTCATTGGAGACGTTGGAGACGAAAAAAATTGTTTACAGCACTTTTATTTTTTTTTACAGCAAAAAGCGGGTTTTTGCCCACGCGTCCCGCGTGGCTGGTTTGCTTCGCAAACCTTTTTCAATAATCTACCGGTGTTTTTGTGTTGTTTTAGGGCGCGCTACCGCTGACGGTTACCCGTCCTTGTAATACATCTGGAAGATGGAATCGTTGACACGACCCACGTTGTATATGTCCTGATCGGTGGAATAGTTGCTGTACGCATACACTACAGCGTTGTAATCAAAAAACTTCTGCTG